TCAATTGTGCGCAAAATATTCTACCTTATCGCCCACGGCTCGGTCAAGTAGGGCGCTCACCAGCACCACCAACATCATTAAGCCCTTTTTGGCCAGCCCCACGGCGCCCACCTTGCTGGATAAACCGCCGTATTCGGTTTTCAGGCTTTTGCCCATCCAAGCCACAACTACGCCGCTCAGGTAATCAGCCACCATCACGGCCAGCAGTACGATCATCAACCAGTTCCACCCGCCCAAAGCCCCCGCGATGGCGCCGCCGATCGCCGCCAGTACCTTGACCACCTTTTCCCACGTCTGTTCCATGGTATAATCCTCCTCATTTTCATCTGCCTGGCTGCCCATAGTACCCGTCAAAATCACCCGCAAAAGTCGCGAAGCCGCTTTGCAGAGGTGTTGAAATAATGCCCGGTAACCTCGATGCCTGTCACGTCATGCCCGGTGATCAGCGCGGCTTCTTCCGCCGGTGCCGATCCCATAAAGGGATCCAGTACCTTGCCCCGTGCCGGACAAATCGTAAACAGGTCACACATCAGGGGAACAGGCTTCTCCGTTTGGTGCAGGCGCTTTGCCCCGGCGGGCATGGAGTAGCTGTATAAGCCGGGTAAAACGCCGATATCCCGATTTGGCGGTATCGTACCCTTGGAGCCCCACACCACAAACTCGCATTGCTGTTTGTAACGTCCCAGCTGCGGGCGGGGGTTCACCTTGTCCCATACCACAATCCCACGCCACAGCCACCCCGCCCACTGCATGGCATCGGTCACGCTAGGCAGCTGCCGCCAGTCCGTAAACACGGCAATTAAGGCCTCGTCGATACACTTGCTCCGCGCCGCGCTCATCCATTGCGCCATCCAGGATACCCAGCTGCGCTGGTCGCGCGCATCGCCTTCAAAATCCGCAAAGCGTGGGCTGTCGATGCCGTATTTGTCGCTGGTGGAGCGCTGCTTTTCGCGGATACCGCCACCGCCGGATGCATATGGCGGGTCGGCGATCACCATCGCGTATCCGTCTTTAAGCGTGGGGATCACCTCCAAGCAATCCCCGTGGATGATCTCCGCTGTATTCTGTGCCGAATGAAATTTCATGGGATTCCTGCCTTTCAATGCCTGCCGTAAGCAGGTTTCGTTTTTTCATGGCGGATGGCAGGCCGTACGTCAACGCTTGCCTGCCATCCGCCCGATCATGGGGTTCTCTCAGCCCTTCGCTTGCATCGCCGCCCACCGCGCATCCGCCAGCGCCGCCCAGGTCTTTTTCCCCACAATGCCATCCGCAACCAGCCCATTGTCCTGCTGATACGCGCGCACGGCGGCCTCGGTCGCTGCGCCGAACTGCCCGTCCTCGGCCAGGGTGTTACCGCCGCCCACATCGTTGAGCCATGCCTGCAAGCGCCGCACCGCCCCGCCAAGGCTGCCGCGCTTGACGGTATAATACTGGCTTACATCTGGCTTTTGCGCCCCGCTGGCGGCCACGCCAATGCCCTCCGGATCGTCCTTCACGGTATCTTCCGCCGCCAACGCCCCGCCCAGCTGCACCCCCGCGGCTACGGTAAAGCCGTAGTCAATCTCCCGAAACAGCATGACATGCGTCCAGCCGTTTTTCAGCGTGCTGCCCGCTACCCTGCCCATGGTCTGGCCGGAATGCACCACGTTGCATACGCGGCTTTTGCCGCTTTTGTCCACATCGGTCAGCGCGTTCTCACCCACATAAAAGCCGATGTGCGTTGCGTCCCCCAGCCCGTCCCCGCGGTATTTGGCAGGCGTTTTGCTGCTCACTTCTTCCACAATTAGCAGCCCCGCCCCGGGCACCAGCTTGCCTTCTGCCTTGGCGTTGGCGATGGTCGCCAGATACACCTGCGCGTTGCGGTACATGTCGTTGCTGCCTGCATAATCCATTTTGCCGCCGCACTGCTGCACACAGTACTCAATGAACGCCTGACAATCCATCTGCTGGTAGGTGTGCCCCTCGGCGACTGCTTTGATTGCTCTTGCGGCTACCGCCGCGCCGGTTGGTTTGCTCATGTCTGGTTCCTCCCTGTTCTGTTCTTTCTGTTCCGTTCTTTCTGTGATGTTTGCATGCAAAAAGCGAGCCATAACGCTCGCTTTCAGTCCCCGTATCGATACCCCGTATACAGCAGCAAAAGCAGCAGCACAAGGTAGGTGAGGATAAACCACGCTTCCGGGGTCACGGGTCACCACCGCCCGTCAGCAGCGCCGCCACCGCTTCCCGCCAGCGCTCCGGCACCTGTTTTAGCTCAATGCGCCCCAGGCGTACCTGCAGCGCCAGAAAATCAGCCATATAGCTCACCTCCCAGCGCCAGTTCCAGCAATGCCGCCTCCACGGCAGCCAGCCGCTCCGCCTCGGTGGGAACCGGCGGCGCAGGCGGCAGCGGATCGTACTGCCATTCTCCGTCAATCAATACCCAGTCCTCTTGATGACTCGCATCCCAGCCATCGGGCATGTCTGCTTCCACACTCTGCAAAAGCGTTGCCTCGGGGGATGTTGCCACCACACGTCCACCCGTATCCGTTACCACAAACATATCTCATACCGCCTTTCCCTGCACCGCTACACAGCCAAGCCAATCGCAATATAGGTTACCGTAATGGTTGCCGTGATCCCTGTGTTGTTATATACATAAAGGCGTACGGTCATATCATTGTCAAATAGACGGCTTGCCATACGCAGGTTGGGTGCCGATGTCAGAACATCTACCATCACGGTAGGTCGTCCGTTAAACCCACTCAGCGTGAAAGTCTGTTCCCCCGTACTGTTTGCCGCAACAGTTACCGATACGCTTCCCGTCGCAATCTTAAGCCCCGCCAGCTGCTTCACCTCCAGCAGTGTTTTCAGCGCATCAAGGCTCGCAACGCCCGTTCCGCCCTTGTTTAGTGGCAACTGGCCACCTCGCCTTGTCCCAGGGTGTTCCCCCAATCGTATACCGCGCCCAGTTCGGTCATGTCCAGCCAAAGCAGTCCTTCCTCCGCCGTCTGTGGGCGTTCAAACCCTTGGTACACCGTCTCGTTTGTAAGCGCCTGCCGGATGGTGTCCGGGTCCGTTTCCTCCGTCCACGCCCCGCTAGAATAGCGCCAAAGCCGTGCAGGTAAGGAAAGCGGCGGCACGATAATGCGCCGCCGTGCGATGCCCTTAAGCTGTACGCCCGTAGCCGTCAGCTTGTCCCTTGTGCGCGTGGGTATATCCTCAATGATCATCACGTTCTGTGGATCACTTGCCAGAAAAAGCAGCACGCCGGGCTCAATCACCTGCGCCCCCTGTGCTTGTGGATGCACGGTCAGGTTCATCACGCCTATGCCCCAAAAGCTGCGCGTAAGTGTCAGGCTTTGGAAGGTAGTCAACTCTGCCAGCTGGTTAAAAGCCATATCCATGAAAACGATGCTCTCCATGCCTACACCCCTTCATAACGGCTAAACCACCGCATTTCAATCACAGTCTGGCTGCTGTCACCACCCGGCTCGTATACAATCTCATCGGCCTGCTGTTCCACTGCTTTGATTTGATCGCGAAGTGCATCTTTCTGGTCAGCCCGGTCAAACTTTTTTACCAGATCATCATAGGCTTTACGCGCCGTTTCCAATTGCTGCTGGAGCTTAGCACGGTTGTACTCGTCCTGTTCGTAGACCAGTTGCTGTTCAAGGCTTGTTATCTTGCGCAGCTTCTCCGCTTTCTGGGCTTCCCTGTCCTCGGTTTCCGTCAGCTCATCCAGTGCGTCAATTTGCGCCTGAATAGCGGCTACGTTGCTGTCCCGCCATGCTTCCCAGCCTTTGCGGCTTTCATCCAGCCGTGCCAGCTCCGCATCCCGCATAGCCTCATAGCGGGCTTCCAGCGCATCCAGCAAGCCGTCCGTCAGCGTGTCCATGGCCTTGGTGTCCCGCTGGGCGATTTCACGCTTCAGGTCGTATATGCGCTCTTCCCAGTCCATGATCTCTTCGGCATTCATGCGGTGCTTCTGGCGCAGCGTCTCCAGCATACAATTCCGTACTTTTCTTCAGCGCAAGGTTGCCGGTATCGCTGGCCACCACTGCCAGGGCTTCCTTGCTCTGGCCAGCTTGGGCTTCCTGCGCGGCCCTGATGGCATCGGCAAGCCCGTGATAGCTTCCCGCAAGTCCATCCACCGCGCCCGCTGTAATGCCGAACTCACTGCGCAACTGCGCTTGCAGGTTATACATTGCCTGTGTTTCTTCCAGTGATCGGTTCGGCTTGCTGGCAAGGGCGTTGTAGCTGGCGGCCAGCTCGTTCAGTCGCGCACGCTCCTGTTCCATGGCATTGGCTGTTTCACGGTGTTGCTTTCGCATCTCCTCAGCAGCCTTTTCTGCGTTTTCCTTGTACCCAGCGTTCAGGGTCGCGGCGAGTTGTTTGATCGTTCGGGCTGTCCGGCTCGCCGCCCGAAAAAAATTTTCCGCGCCATTGACCTCCAACCAGGCATCCACAATCTCTGCCAGTCCATCCAGCCCAATATCCGTATCGGTGAGCAGTTTCTTGGATGGTATGCCCGTGAGCTTCGCAATCAACGCGATCATTTGCTCAGGCAGCACCGCCAGCGCGTTTAAGAACAGCTCCGTAAGCATCTGTCGATCAATGTGCTTGAGCCGCTCCAGCAGCGTTCCGATGTCTCCCTCGGGGATCAGCTTGGCCGCCGTTTCCTGCGGGAAATCCTTCAAGGTTTGCAGCGCGCTCAGGTATGCGCCCAGCGGCATGCGCTTTATCACGCAACCGCGCACCTCGCGGCTTTGGGGCAAGGAAAGGGTAATACTGTCCTGCTTTGCCATGCTTGATTCTCTCCTTCATTAAATGCGCAATATCTTTGCGCATCAATCTTGACCTTCTTCATATTCTTGTGTATAATTCGTGTGTAAGGAGTGTGGCCGATGACCGTCAAAGATGTGATGAAATTGCTGCTATCGGATGGCTGGACGCTCAAGGCCACACGCGGCAGCCACCTGCAATATGCCCATCCCCATAAACCCGGCAAGGTCACCCTCCCAAATCATAAAGGGGATCTCCCGCCAGGCACACTTAACAGTATCCTGAAACAAGCCGGGCTGAAAAAGCCCTGAACGTTGCCCGATGATAAGGAGCATTGCCCATGAAAAGAGTTACGTATTTTGCCGTATTCGAACCCGCAGCCGATGGCGCCTGGGGCGTTTATTTTCCCGATCTGCCCGGCTGCATCACCCTGGGGGATTCCTTTGAATCGGCCACCCGCAATGCCGAAGAAGCCCTCGGCCTCCATCTCTGGGGTATGGAAGCTGATGGAGAAGTCATCCCCTCCCCTTCCGCGCCACCCATGGATGATCTCCCCCAAAACGCTGTGCTCGCCGCCATCACCGTCTATCCCGATTTGGTACGGCAGGAAATGGAAAGCCGCTCTGTGCGTACCAATGTTTCCCTTCCCGCTTGGCTCAAAAACGCCGCGGAAAGCGCCGGGCTTAACTACTCCCAAGTGTTGCAGGCCGCGCTCATGGAGCACCTCGGCGTGGAGCATAACGATGCTACCAAGGTAAGCTGATCATCATCCCTAACCAGCGGGGGCGCAGCACGCGTCCCCGCTGGTTTGCTGTTTACGCCTCCGGCCTGGTTTCCGCCGCAGTCAGGAATGCAAGGCAACAGGCGCTTGTGAAAGAGCCATCGCTCGCGCTGCCCAACGCGAACGCGGCAACGGCGGCAAACGCCAAATTCACGGGGTATCTATTTAACCCGGAAAGCGCGGATGGGTGGCCAAAAGGCGTTGCGTTTCAACATCGCCTGGGATATAATGGGGATAACTGGGAAGCGATGCAGCGGGAAATCCTGCGCAACGCTCCGCGATACCCCAGCATCCCTAAAGGGGAAACCCAATACGGAACACGATATGAACAGCGTATGGTGCTCTATGGTACCAAGAATACCCCGGCGAATGTGACTGTCGGATGGTTGGCGGACAGGGATTCCACCCATATGACATCCGCCTATATCAAGGAGGTGAGTGCAGGTGATACGGAAGATTGAACTATTTGAGCATGTTACGCTGAAAGACGGGCGGGAAGGCGCCGTGGTTGAGATTCTCGGCGATGCGGAGGCTTTCTTGATCGACATCGGAAGTTCACCTGCCGATTGGGATACCATCTATGTGACCCGTACCGACATCATGGACCCTGCATAGCCGCCAAGCGAGAGCAAGGCGGTTTTTCCATTCAGGCAGCAAGCGGCTACCCCTTTGGGGGCGGCCGCTTTTGCATACCCCGACCCGCCGGGGCAACCGCGGGAGAATAGCCGACGGGCGTTAAACGGGAGGGAGTCAGGTTATGATTAATTTTTGCTATCTGCGTGCCCTACAGCTGCGGCGTGCGGCAAACGATGCTGGCGGCGCGACGCCTGCAAACGCAGAATCTACGCAGACAACGGATGCGGGGAAAGCGGATACGGACAAGACAGCCGATGAGGATAAGCCCTCCGGCGAGAAGGCTTTTACCCAGGCAGATGTGGACAAGCTGATCAGCCAAACCATTGCGAAGGAACGTGCGCGAGCAGACAAAGCCGTTTCCGCCGCCAAGACCGAGGCGGAGAAGCTTGCCACCATGACAGCGGAGCAGCGCGCCGAGCATGAACGGCAGGAGCGGGAAAACAAGCTGGCAGCCAGAGAAGCAGAGCTAAGCCGCCGCGAACTGCGCGCAACCGCACTGCAAACCTTGGCAGAAAAGCAGCTTCCCGCCGAGCTTGCAGAGGTGCTTGACTACACCGACGCAGACAAATGCAGCGCATCCATCACAAGCGTGGAAAAAACTTTCCGCGCCGCGGTGCAAAAGGGTGTGGAGGAACGCCTGAAAGGCGCGGCTCCGGCTGCCGGTAAGGCTACTCTTTCGCAGAGCACCCCTAAGACCCTACAGGAAAGCGTGAGCGCATACTATGACAAAACGAAAGGATGATCATCATGGCTATTACCCTTGCAGAGGTGCAAAAGAATGTACAGGACGCCCTACAGATGGGCGTGATCGACGAATTCCGAAAGAACAACTTCCTGCTGGATAACCTGACCTTTGACGATGCGGTTTCGCCTACGGGCGGCGGCGCTACCATGACCTATGCCTATACGCGCCTTGCTACGCAGCCCAATGCGGCTTTCCGCGCAATCAATACCGAGTACGCGCCGCAGGAAGTAACCAAGCAGCGCTATACGGTGGACTTGAAGGTTTTCGGCGGTGCGTTCCAGATTGACCGCGTGCTGGCGAATATGGGCGGCATCATCTCCGAAGTGACGCTGCAGATGCAGCAGAAGATCAAAGCGGCACAAGCTACGGTTTCTCCGTCCGGCGTCTTTCGAATGCGCGTACGCCCGCCGCTTACGTTGGTGTATCGCCCCACCGGGTAATCAGGATCAGCCAACGTCAGCAGATCGGCGCGTATATAGCCTCTGGCGTATCGGTACAGCCCCACGTCGCTCAATTCAAGATCGCTGAAGGTTTCGATGTCTATACTCAGCTGGTGCATCACAACTCGCCCTCCAGTGCTTTTAGTGCTCGCGCATAGGCAATCGGGTCAACCTGACCCAGCCTGCCGGGTTTCTGCGCCGCGCGCAGGTCATTAAGCACATCGCGGATCACGCGTTCAAAATGCTCCTGTTGTCGGTAGGTCACATCGCATTCGCCACCGCAGTTGCTTCTCACCAGCAGTTCTTCTATCTCATCGCGTACGTCAATACCCATCTGCTGTTGCACCAGTTCCATTAGTCCCCTATCCCCATCCACAAATCGCACATCACCGTTCACACACACTTTCAACATGTCACAGTACCTTTCTGTGGAGGGGCACGGATGGTGCGTCCGCGCCCCGGGGTTGGTCAGAAGGGCAACCCGGTGATCGGGTTGAGTTGTCCGCTGCCCATCGCCTGCGGGTAACCCTGCACAGGGGCAGGCATCGGCGGCTGTGCGGGCGCGCCATAGTAAACGGGGTAACCCGGCTGCGGCACGGCAGCCATCATCGGCGGCTGGGCGTACCCTTGCTCATAGGCAGGCGCGGGCGTACTGCCGCCAAAGTCATCTTCCGCTGTGGAACCCCCTGCCAGCGGCACACCTTCGCGCAGCTTTTGCACATTGCCCAGTCCGCAACCAATGCCTTTCTTGGGCACTTCTTTTGTCGCCATTGATTACCGTATCTCCAAACAGCGCTTGGCTCAAGGTTGGCGGCACAGTAGATGTGCTGCGCTGGGTGGCTATGGAGGGCGCGCCATGGGCTGTGACTGGCAAGGGGTACATCAGCGGCGCCTGTTTGGCGGTGGAGCCATGAACCTGTACCTGGCCGTTACGGCAGACCGTTACGAACTGCCGCTGGCGGTGGCGGACAGCGCTGGGGAACTGGCGCGAATACTGGGCATTACCAGTAACCAAGTAAGCTCGGCTGTATGCCGACAACTATCTGGCAAGCATAGGGGGTATCGCATCATGCGGCTTCAGATGAACGCGAAAATCGGGCTTGCGTTACAGCGCGAACCCGACGAACCGAATCTGCGGGACGAACCACAAGATTCATCTGTATTGTACCACCCGGAAAGGAGTTATGCAATGAGCTACTACCATATATGCCCCCAATGCGGCGCGGCTTTGGACCCCGGGGAGCGGTGCGATTGCCAAACCGAGGAAGAAGCCGACCCCACCGTGACTCGGGACGAGGAAAGGAGCAACCCCCATGCTTGAGATCAAGTTCACGCTGAAAGCTGAAACTAAAACCTGTTATCGCTTTGAAACCGGAGAGCGACCGGAACAGATGACCCTGTACCTGAAGAAGTCCAAAGTTGACGCCGCGGGCATTGACCCACAAAAAGGCATTACCGTGACAATCGACGAGAGGAAGTAAGGAGGAACCCCCATGTTTGAAATCAAGTTTGCCGGCACAGATGCCGCGGAGATCTTCGCGCAGATGAACCAATTCCTCCAAGCGACACAGCCCGCGCAGCCCAATCAGGTTGCGCCAGCCGTTTATGGAAACCCCGTGCAGCCCGCAATGCCTGTATACCCGCAGGCGGTGCAACCTGCGCCCCTGCAGCCGACGGCCTTCCAGCCCCCGGCGCCACCTGCCGCACAAAGCGCACCGCCCGAGCCATCGACAGCAAATATAGCCGCGCCCATCCCCACGGCTGCGCCTGCTTACACTGTGGAAGACCTGATGAACGCCGCCGGGCAGCTGGTGCCGCGCGTGGGTATGCCAGCGATGCAGCAGCTGCTTGCCGGACGTTTTGGCGTGCAGGCCGTAACCCAACTGCCGCAGGAGCGGTATGGTGAATTTGCCCAAGCCCTGCGCGAGATGGGAGGCGCGATATGACGCATAGGTACACTCAGGAGGAGCTGGCATCCATCAGCCCGCCGAGCCGTTTCTATCTGGCTGTGAGTTGCCCCAATTGCGGCCATGCGATGAAGGCGCTTACGCTGGGCTGCATCACGGATACGGCTGCACCCTGCATACCCTCGCGGGAAGGGTTCCTGCCTATTGTGAACCTTGCCCACTTTGAAAACACGGTATGGCACTGCCTGCACTGCGGGCGGCGCACGGATATCCCGGCGTTCCTGAAATTGGAGGTGAACCCCAGTGCCAAAAGCAAAACCCCGTGCCCCTAAGCAAGGCGCCCACGCACTGCTGGGCGCGAGCAGCGCACACCGCTGGCTCCACTGCCCGCCCAGCGCCCGCCTGTGCGAAGATATGCCGGATACGGGCAGCCCCTACGCGCATGAGGGCACCCTGGCGCATGAATTGGCTGCGCTCAAACTTGGGCAGGCATTCACAGAGGCGCGTTCCAAAACAGCTTACTCCGCTGCGCGTGCGAAGCTGCTTGGCGAGATCGGCAAGGCGGCGGTACTCGCGGAAAACGGCGGTACTGCGCCCCGGACGGATGAGACTACCGCCAAGCGTGCGGAAGCATCCGCCGCCGCTTCTGCCGAAGCTGCCGTAGGGGTGTATGTGGATATGATCCGGGATGATCACGCCCAGCTGCAGGGCAAGCCCAATGTGTTTATCGAGCAGCGGGTAGACTATGCGCATGTGGTGCCGGAGGGCTTTGGCACGTGCGACTGCATCCTGATTGGCCAAGGGCTGGATGGTCAATGGCAATTGCGCATCTATGATTATAAGCATGGCAAAGGCGTGCCGGTGGAAGCAGAAGGCAACCCGCAGTTGATGCTCTACGCGCTGGGCGCACTTGCCCTGTTTGCGCCGATCTATCCCATCACACTGATATCCATGACCATATGCCAGCCCCGGCGTGACAGCCTGACCAGTTGGGCGATCCCGACCGAAGAACTGCTGGCGTGGGGCGAGCATATACGCCCGCTTGCCCAACAGGCACACCAGGGCGAGGGAGACTTACAGGAGGGCGACTGGTGCCAGTTCTGCCCCCGCGCCACACGCTGCCGTGAACGGGCGGAGCGCTTTGTAGCACTGGAAGCCTATGAATACCGCCTGCCGGGTGACCCCCGCGACCCGCTGACAGACGCGGAGCTGGGGGATGTGCTGGCTATTGGCGAGCGGCTGGACAAATGGTTAAGCGCCCTGCGCAAACACGTGCAGGATACCCTGCTGGCGGGCGGTACCATACCCGGATGGAAGCTGGTGGAAGGGCGAACGGTACGCGCCTTCGGCGATCTGCAAGCGGCTTTTCAGTTGGCGAAGGATTCCGGCGTTAAGGAAGAGCTGCTCTACGTGCGTGAGCCCATTACGCTTACGGCACTGGAAAGCCTGATGGGTAAGAAAGCCTTCACGGAAACGCTGGCGGCGCAGATCATCCGCAAACCGGGCAAACCCACCTTGGCGCCGGAGAGTGACCCGCGCCCTGCCATGACCCGCAAGAGCGCGGCAGATGATTTTGCGGAAGATACTCCCCGCGCATTCTTTGCCTATGATAACCTCGACCCCAATCATACGGCGGAAGCCTATGCCATAACGTGAGATAGGGTGACCTGGCATAAACCACCGGAGCGCAGGGGCGCTCCCCTGAGAGCCGCACCGGGCGACTTTCAGGGGAACGGCTAAACCGTTCCCGCATGTGAAATTGTGTGAAGACAGAAAGTGAGGCAACGAGACATGAGCAACCAGACAGATGGAAACCTGTGCCATGTGGTAACCGGAGAAGCGCGGCTGAGCTATGTGAACATCCTGCGCCCGGCGAAGAGGCGCAACGCAACGGACAAGGAGAACTACAAGGTGACGGTGCTGGTACCCAAGGGCGACGCGGCTACGATGGGGCGCATCAATGCGGCAATCGAGGCTGCTATCCAACGGGGGGCAAGCGAGAAGTGGGGCGGGCGGCCGCCACAGGTTGCGCTGCCCGTGTATGACGGCGACGGTGTACGCCCCAGCGACGGCAATCCTTTTGGGGCTGAGTGCAAAGGCCACTGGGTGATGACGGCAAGCAGCACATACAAGCCGGAAGTGTGGGATGCAAATCGAAACCCGATCTTGAACGAGAGCGAGATCTACAGCGGCATCTACGGGCGTGTGAGTATGGACTTCTTCCCCTACGGCGGCACAAAGGCGGGTTGACCGAGAAGAACGATGCCGAAGATACGGTCAAAGCGCTAATTGGCGATATTTGCGTGAGCATGCGCGCGGAGGATTACCTGACCATGCCCCCGCTGATCGTGGATGATATCCCCGTGACGCTTTCTCCGCAGGCCAAGGCAGCCTATGCGCGTATGGAACGGGATTATCTGCTGGAGCTGGCGGATGCGACCATTGAAGCGGGCAGCGCTGTGGCGCTTACCGGGAAGCTGCTGCAGCTGTGCGGGGGCAATGTGTATGATACCCAAACCGGAACCCCTTACACGGTACATGGTGATAAGCTGGAGGCGCTGGCAGAATTGCTGGAGGGGCTTCATGGGCAGCATGCGCTGCTGTTCTATGGTTTTCGCCATGAGGTGCGCTGCGCTTTCGACCGCAAGCGGCGAAGGTTGTTTGTTGTGAGCGAGTTAGCCCAAACGGGATTGTTGGCCGAAGCGTTGCTATGCAGTACCACTCGCGGCGCGATAGAACGAAAGAAACCGTTATCCGTTCCTCTCCTAGATACGAAGCTGTTGTAACTTCAAGGTCATCCCGGCTCAATTTGTCACCGCCTTTCTTTATTTAGGTAGCTGCTCGCTATCTTTTAATAGCGCCTCAATGGTGCAGCTTAGGACTGTGGCGATACGCTTGGCGGTGCTAATGCTGGGCACAATTGTCGGGTTCTCATTCCCGTTGTCCAGCAGAGTAAGTCGTCTTGTTGTCAGGTTCTTCCTATGCTAGACTGCTCTTGGAAAGGAGGTGGTACACTATGGGTAGCAAGGAAGTAGCTCATGACCTGGCTGTTTCGATGGCCACCAAGCAGTCGGATAATCCTGCGGAAGTGATCGATCGATATTTCGAGCTGTTGGAGCAACTCAAAAAGTTGTATTCAGTGAGAATCGACGAGCGCAACCGCAGCAGACACGCGACTGTGGGGTAATTCACCAATGACTGTTTAGGTTTCCAATGGTTTCTACGTTGCGGCGAACCTGCTCTTGTACCGCAAGGTCGCCGCAATCCTGACTTGCCGAATGTCAGGCACATAATTTTGATATGGCCGCAAAACTAGGGCTCGATTATAAGAATCGATTCTTACTGAGCGATGTGGGTTCTGGTGATGCTTTTTCTCATAGTTTTAGTGACATCGATCTGCTTTCAAGGTTTTACGCCAATACCCCTATGACCATCATTGATGCTGTAGCATGCTTCAAGTTCCTCTTTGGCAGTGCTCTCATGTTTCCGCCAGAGGCTGATGATGGCGGCGGTGACATACAAGCGGCGGCTGATTTGAAAATTCGTTACCTCTTAAGCTCCATGTATTTGATGAGCAGCTTGGAATCATACATGAAGTCAGGAATAGAATACTGCCAAATTCTCGGCGCACTTGATGCCCGCACTTGCCCACAATGCGCACTTATCGATGGCGCTTTGGTTCGCGTAATAGACGCAATGGTCGGCTATAACGTCCCACCTTTTCACGATGGTTGCCGCTGTACAACCGTTGCCTACCTACCCGAGCCGGCTCATGAAGACCGTACTCGATGGGCGCGTGATCCAGTGACAAGACAAGGTTACTATGTGCCCGCCAATTACAATTATCTTGATTGGTATCAGTCGCTTACACCTGAACAAAAGCAACAAATCGCGACTGAGACCCGCGTTGCTGTCGAAGCACAACTTAAGTATGGGGGCGCGGTTAAACTATAGAAGGTCTTTTATCCATACCTTCCCCGATTGACGCACTCCTGCCAACACGATATACACCGAGGTGATCAAGTAATGCTCCCAAACAATCCCGTACCAGCGGCACCCGTCCAGCACGCGGTCATCTACGCCCGCTATTCCAGCGATAAGCAAACCGAAGATAGTATCGAAGCCCAGCTTCGCGCATGTAATGCTTACGCGGAGGCAAAGGGCTATACAGTCGTTGGTATTTACAAAGATGAGGCCATCAGCGGCAAGGGCAGTAAAACCGCCAGCCGCACCCAGTACCAGAAGCTCCAGCGGGATTGTGATAAAGGTCAGTTCTCCATCATCCTCGTGCATAAGTATGATCGTATTGCTCGCAGCATGGCCGAGCATATTAACCTCGCCACGCGCCTGCAAGGCAAAGGCGTAGAGCTCATCGCCACCGCGCAGGATTTTGGTACCAGTAACGAAGCAAAGATTATGCGCTCCCTCATGTGGGCGTTGTCAGAGTACTATATCGACAATCTCTCTGATGAGGTCAAAAAAGGCCACCGTGAAAACGCCCTTAAGGCGCTGCATAACGGCGGTGTCCCTCCATTTGGGTATGATGTGGTTGCGGGTAAATATGTTATCAATGAGCTGGAAGCTACCTACGTGCGCAAGCTCTTCAACGCCTGCGCCAACCGTATCGGCTATGTGGATATCGTAGCCGAGATGGAGCGAAATGGCATCGTGGGCAAACGCGGGCGCCCGGTGCGTTATTCGCAGATCTATGAAATGCTTCACAACGAAAAGTATACAGGCGTGTATGTCTATAGTGCAAAGATGCCTAAAACCCGCGCGGAGCGGCGGGAACGTGCCGATGCAATCCGCATCGAAGGCTCAGTACCTCAGATCATCGATCGCGCGCTGTTTGATCAGGTGCAGCAGATCATGAGCGGGAAAAAGCAGGTCGGCAACAAAGCCAATTACCTCTGCAGCGGCCTGGTCTATTGCGGTAGCTGCGGCGCGAAAATGCACGGCATCGCCCCGCGTAAGAACGGCCATCAGTATTTTCATTATTACTGTTCCGCCAAGTGTGGCGCACGTCTAACCCCCATGCAGGATGTTGACGCGCAGGCTCTGTCCTATCTGCATAGGCTCCTCGCGCCGGATAGCCAGAAGCTCATCACAGATGCCCTTGTATCATTCCAAAGCAAGCTGCGCGAGAGGCTAGCCAACCATAACACAACCATCAAACGAGAAATTGCTGCCAAGCAGCGCCAGTATGATTCCCTCATGAACAACCTGACCGCCGGGGAGCTTCCCGCCTCTGTGGTTACCGATATTGGCCAAAAACTGCAAGCGCTGAAAAACGAAATGGAGGCGCTCCGTGAAACGCCTCCACCCCACGATTTTACGGCAGAACAAATAAAAGCGTGGCTTTCTGCAATCAAAGCCACGCCTGATGAGCGTGCGGTTCACCTGCTGGTCGACCGCATCACTGTGTATGGTAAGACAGATATCAGGGTCTCAAGTACGCTGGCATCTGTCTTAGGTGATGCTGGCTGGGGTAGCAGGATTTGA